TTACATTTTAAATTTATATCCACATTTTTTGCAAACCCAATAGTGAGTTGTTGTAGTCTTTCCTGTTCCACATAAACCTAAAAGGCCACAAAAACATAATTTCCAGAAACTGGCACCTTTTCCTTGAACATCACTTATAACTTCCATTTCTTCGCTTCCACATTTGGGGCATTTCATGATTTTTCCTCCACTTTTATATTATTTTATTAAAACGCTTTTAGCGAATTAATCAAAATTATAAACTTCTACAAAAACTTTGGTACTAATTTTAGAAATCTCAAAATCATATTTTTTTTCGATATATATCTACGTTTCCGTTTGGAGTATTTTTTCCTATTCTTTGCACAATCAGGCGAAGTCCATTTAGCCTAATTTGAATCCAATAGTCTTGAATAGATAAATTTGCTTTTCCTATATTCCCATCAGCAAGAAAATAAATGGAACCAAATACCTTATAAACGTATAAAGTAGAACCATTATAAATATGTTTTTCTGGTTGTTCTCTAAAATGTAATATTGCTGGATATTTTGAAATTCGCCCAGTTTTCGTATAAGGAATACATTCAACATATGTATTTGCTATACTGTCTTTTTCCATAGGAACAGGATAAAAGAAATCTATATTTTCAGTACATATATATAATGATTCATCAAAATGTGTATAAGAGTACGATTCCTCTATAATAGAATTGATGTAATTAATAGCAGATAAAGCTATATACTGGTTATTTTTATTTAATATAAACCATGCTATTCCATTAGTATGATTAAGTTCCATTACCCATTTCCATTCAAAGGGAATTTCTGTGAACTGATACATATCACAAATTTTAAAAGAGTTATGTAAATTCAAAAATTCTTGATTTTCTTGCTCTCTTTCTTTTAAAACAATAGCCCGTTGTTCTTCTTTTGCTTTTTCTTCTGAAGTTGTAAAATGTATTCCAGCATCTCTGTATTCTTCTTCCTTTTCTACAGCAGCATTATAAATAGCTTTATTATTAACGTACGCTTCCATAGCGTGTTTTCTCAAAATGGAATCCATACCGTACTCAACCCCATTAATTTCTATAATATTACGAAAAACGGGCAATTTATAGATATCTTCAGGGTTATCAAGGTCATATTTTTTTCCATTTATAGTATAATAGCGAGGTAATGAAGATATTTGTGAAAGAATAATAGTCCCATTATTTTGGGGATAATTTTCACTACTGATATATGGAGTTATATGGGGGATATTATGCATATCGCTTTTCACCTCCTTAGTATTTCTAAGTTTGAATTTGTTTAATAACGTATCAAAGACATTCATCCATGTGCCCTCGATTCAATATCTTGTACATCATCTTTTTCAAAATCATTTCCTTCTAAGTGCCTCATAACATGCCAGAATCTTTGTCTTTGAGATTCCGTGGTTGCATTTTTATCTAAAAATATAGTAACGGTTCCATCCTCATTAGGCGTTACGGCTTCATGTATTTTTCCAGATGGAAAGCTAATCAATTGGACGTTGTAGTCAATCGACATTGCCTCGTTCCTTTCTTTTCAAAGCTAAAAGCATACTATGAACAGTTTCTAAATCTTCCGGCTCTGCATCTTTAGCAGCGTCAAATAATAATCTCAACTCCTTATTTTCAAAGATATCCTGGGCAATAGCGGCAGTTTCCTCATTGATGTAATATTTATTTCGTTCTTTTACCTCCTTATCATAAAAATCAGTTATTGGAATATTAAAGTAATCTGATATCTTTTTGACTCTTTCCATACTGGGTTTACTTGTTTCTATTTTGCATAAATACCCCTTAGCAAACCCTAAAGCCTTTTCGGCTCCAGTGATAGTTACTCCCTTTTCCTTGCATAATCTTTTGATATCTTGATAAGTAATCACGTATATTCGTCCTTTCTAATAAAAAGTTGAAAAAAATACGCAAATACTATTGACATATTGAAAATATAACGTATAATATAATTATGATGTTGAAAAAAATACGCAAAATCAATATGCCGTTGAAAATAGTATTTAGTTTGTTTGTGGTAATTCAAATTATAGAATATTTTCAACCTAATGTCAATACATAATGCGTAATATTTTCAGCAGAAAGGAGGACGAATTTATTTGATTTATAACAACGTCAAGGAAATCTGTGATAAAAGGAAGATTTCTATAACTAGAATGGAAAGTGAATTGGGTTTTTCCAGAGGAAGTATTTGCAAGTGGAACGATACAGACCCAGGAGTGAGTAAGGTAAAGAAAGTTGCAGATTATTTAAAAGTTAAAATTGACAAGCTTATTTCTTAAAGCGGGAGGTGAGATAGATTGGAAAAAACAAATATATCAAAAATCATTGAATCTCTTTCTGGATTAAAACACCATGAGTGGAAGTCGATTGAATCGGCGGTAAATCGTGAATTTGACGCCATGTCAAACCGACTTGAACTCACGGATGTATCGAAGATTCAGAAAATGGTTCTCAACGAAACTATTCATTGATAACTTATAACACATAAATCAGATAAATAAAATACTTGGGTTAGGAGGTGAAACATGAAAAAAAAGAACTACTTTACAATAGTTCTTGTATCAGTTTTAACAACTTTGGCAACACGTCTATTGCTATATTGGTTAGGATGGTAACAATAACAGGGACAAACAATTGTTCAAATCGGCGTTCATTTTTGTAATTGATATAATCTTTTCCAAAGTCTGATATTTTATAAAAGTCTGTAGGACGTGGCCTACCATTAATTGTTGGAATATTTATTATTAAGTGCTTTTTATACAAAGAATTATAATGTTTGTGGTTTTCTATATCATTAATATGTAGCTTTGAATGAAATTTTATATATTTCAAAGCAATCTTTTCTTGGAGAGATAAGTATAAGGTAGACATGTCTTGCGAGGTTGACATTTATTTTCTCCTTTTGATAAAAGTATACCACTAAACCCAAATTAATAAAATGCCCCGGCGGTGTGCAACCACCAACCGGAGCCGTATCACACATTAACCATACTAATGCGGATACAGGAATATTTTACCATTTTCTCCTGTATTACGCAAGTACAGGAGGAAAATATTTATGAACATTGAAAACCAGAAGGACAAGCCAACATGGGAAGGGCTGGAGCAGTATTTTGCGGTGGAGGTAATCGAGCAGAGCAAGAGGAATGCAAAACATTGGTTTATAGCGTTCCTGGTAACGCTGGCGGCGCTGATAGGCACCAATGCTGCATGGCTTTATACCGCTGGTACATATGACTATGTTTCCCAGGATGGCACTGGACTGAACAACATTAACACAGGAACACAAGGAGACTTAGAGAATGGGACAGAGAGCCAGGATTAAAAAGAACGGCAAGAGCCGGGGAATCAAGAGGAAGAGAAGGAGATAAACGATGTACATCAATCCATTTTTTGCAGGAGTTGTTTGCACTGTTTTTGCAGAGATACTAATAATTATAGCAATAGCGCTTTACCAGTATTTTAAAAGTTGATAGGAGGTAGTAAGAGTTGAAACTTAGTAGAGATAAAATTGATATTGCTCTGGCTAGAAATTCTTTGACTATAACAAATCTTTCCAAACGGTATGGAGTGAGCCGGGCGCGTATGAATGTTATTTTGAATATGCGGGAAGTTACACCTGTGTGTGCCGGACGCATGGCAAATGCTCTTGGTGTGGATGTAAAAGAGATAGTAGAAGATAATTTATCCTGGAATGTATAAACGAAAGGAAGTGAGGTCGTGAAATCTAAGAAGCCGTCAGAATGGCAAAAGGACAATATTAGGGTACTAATAGAAGAGGCTAAGATAAGAAATAACTTTGATGATGATGAATTGGCCCAGTACTTGGGATTTTCTACAAGCTATTTTAGAGAACGCAAGGCTAACCCATGTAAACTGACAATAGAAAAGCTTCAGATACTTCTGGAGCTGACCAAAAAGGAGATGAAATTTAGTGAAACAGCTTGAATACATACCTGTTGGTAAAACACATTTAAGCCCCCGTCAGAAAGACCGTATGATTATTCGCGGTTTAACCGCTGCGGTGATGGTCTTAAGCGGATTGCTGGTGATATGTCTGGCGGTGATATTATGAGCCGCCGCCGGAATGGCACCAACCGGGCCGGGGCAATGATAAATGCCAGTCGGTACACCGGATATGGTAAGCCAATAAAAAAGGTCGTCAGCTTGACAGAGCTAAACGACCGGATACAAAAAATAACTCAGTCTGATTATATCAGAGATTATGGAGGTTTGCAAGATGGAAGAAAGAACAGTTGAAATTTCTGCCAATGAATATAGAAAGCTTATTGAGCTTAAAGGGCGTGTAAAGTCAGCGTTGATTTTTTTAGATGCGGACCAGTATGCATCAATGGCTGTGATGAGGTCAATTTTGGAAGGAAGAACATACGAGAATATAGATGGTAAAAAGGATGAATAATTACCGTTGTGATTCTTGTGGATGTTTTCTTGACCCGGAACATTGGAAAGAATGTGATAAATGCAGGGGGAAGGACAGAGAACATCATAAACAGCATTATAAGGAGATTATAAAACATGAATCTGGAACACAAGACGATTGATGGTACTGCTATGGTATCTTATCTCCGGGATAGACAGTCGCTCTTGCCTATTGGAAGTGTTGCAAGAAAGGAGCTTGAAATGGCTGTCATCTATATAGTTGGAACGCTCATGAAGGAGGGCAAAGATGGGGAATCTTGACTTATATGAAAAGGTCCGTTCTGTCCCGGATAGCGCCAAGAAAACCATTAAGGGAGGCCGTACAAGCGGTATGACCGATATTAACCCCATGTGGCGCATAAAAGTCCTTACTGAGCAGTTCGGGCCATGTGGGATAGGATGGTACTACATCCCAACGAAGAAGTGGTTGGAAACATCGGGTAATGAGATAGCAGCTTTTGTGGATATAGAGTTATACGTAAAGGTTGATGGGGAATGGTCTAAACCAATACCAGGAAACGGCGGCAGCATGTTTGCATCAAAAGAGAAATCCGGCATATACGTTTCGGACGAATGTTATAAGATGGCAACCACAGATGCTATATCGGTTGCGTGTAAGCAGCTTGGAATTGGCGCTGATGTTTATTGGGATTCAGACCGAACTAAATATAACAAGCAGAATAATCCTGATTTGATTACTGAATCCGATATTAATGAAATATTCCTGGAACTGAAACGGACAGGAATAGGGATTAAAAATGTGCTATCAAAGTATGGATTGACTGATATCCATGATATGACCAGTTCTCAGGCGAATGAAACAATCAAAAAGCTGAAAAGGAATCCAGATAAAGAGTCAGCAACACAACCTCCGAATGATATGCAGGATAGTGGACTTCCCTGGAATTAAAGAGGTGATTATATGCATGAGTCAGCGGATATAACAGCATACAAGCTGGTTCCTGAGGGGACATATTTGCAGATATTTATTCCTGGGAAGAATCTTATGGAACCGATTATTGAGAAGCACATGAATAGTTGCAGTATATGGCTTGACGATGGCAGGCACATCAGTTCAGACCAGCGCCGAAAGATTTATGCCACAGTCAACGACATATCTGCTTATTCCGGGAATGTGCCGGAGGTCGAGAAAGAATGGCTTAAGTATTTGCATATCAACCGGACCGGATGCGGATATTTTTCTCTGTCTGATTGCTCCATGGATACTGCCAGGGAATTTATTAATACCATGCTGGATTATGCATTGGAACAGGGAATACCGCTTCTGGATTTCGCCCTTAACCGTACCGATGATATAGGCCATTACCTGTATGCATGTTTAAAACTTCGGAAGTGCGCCATATGCGGTCGAGAGGGTGAAATACACCATGTAGACACAATTGGCATGGGGAATGACCGGAGAAAGGTTGATGATTCGGATTATCGGAAAATATGTCTATGCCGGAAGCACCATACAGAAGCGCATAACATAGGGATGACAGAGTTTGAGAGCAAATATAAGGTATATGGTATCAAGGTTGAGGAGAATTAACATTTAAGGAGAAAGTCCAAATGGAGAAAAGCAAAGTAATTGAAAACCTAAAGCGCGCAGAAAGATATATGGGAATGCCAGAACAAGGTTGCAAATGGACACCAAATGCGTCAACGATAGCCATTGAAGAGGCCATAAACAGCTTGGAAAAATTATCACGTTATGAGGCAACCGGCTTAGAGCCGGAAGAGATTTTGACTGGTGTGCAACTGGCTGAAATAGCTTGTTTGCAAATCCGGTACAAGAAAAGGCAGGAACTGCTTGAACGTGCTGCTGAATGTATAGAGGACTGTTATGGACGGGGAACGGAGTTGTCAGAAGCAATCAGGAAAGAGATAAATTAGGTGTTTAACCAAGTTGACATTTGAAAGGTTAAAGACGTGATAAGACAAGAAATTGAATTTCATCCGATGTCAGAACTGCCTAAAAATTCAGGATATGTATTATTGGCAATTCGACACAATAGTCTTAATGATGTGGTTATGGGACATTGGAGTGTTTTAAGAGGATTTCAATGTGGGATATATCCCGCATCGGCCAATACGGTATTCTGCTATTGGGCATATCCTCCGAAGCATCCAGACGGAGAGGAATGGAAAAAGTAAACTCATTCCGGGAACCAGTTGGGGCTGCGGGCTTCTGTGCAATATGGCGGAGAAATGGAGAGGCTGGTATAAGAAAAAAGCAGCATAATTGCAAACTTAGTATTTTACGGAAAGAAGATAGTATATGGATTTCTATAATTGCCCTTATGTAGTGGTTATTCCGTTTCGCAATGGAAACGAGTATGACGAGGATTACGGATGTGAGGCAACGGGGAAGAACTGTCAATGTTGCCAGTGTAAATTGACACCAGAAGAGTGTGAACAGTTGATTCAAAAACAGAAAAATTAGGATTTGGTATCTATTCCCCTTACGGGATGATACATACAACGGAAATTAGTACTGGTCAGAATGCTAATATGTCACGATATACTTTCTGACCCTGGGCCGGGACCTATCAAACCTCCTTTACCCGGCCCGAAAGGAGGGATTATTTGAAGAATAAGCGAACTGTTAGTGAAGATGTTCAAGCAAGGGTATATAATGCGCTCCTTGTAGGTAAAGAGAATGCATTGAACAGAGATGAACTGGTATCCAAGATAGGGGAATCGGATAGAGATATACGAACCGCCATTGAGATATTAAGGCACGATAAAGTGATTCTTACATTGCCAACAGGGAAAGGTTACTATATACCCCGTGACGATGCACAGGGACGGCAAGAAACAGAGAAATGGCTTGTCAGCCAGAATAATAGGACTAAGAGCATAAAGGCAGCAGAACGTGGAGCACAGCTGTTTATAAGCCGGAATAAGAAAAAAGATAAAGGTATTCCCGGTCAGATTAGTATGTTTGGAGCTGGGTTATGAGAGATAGTGTTGTATTTTATCGCAGCTTCTGGGAAGCCATTAAGCAGCTGCCGGAAAAAGAAAGATTGGAATCTCTTACAGCAATCTTAGAATATGGACTTGATGAAATAGAGCCTAAATCGGCAGGTGTTGCATCGGCAATGTTTTTAATGGCAAAACCACAAATTGATGCGAATAATCGCAGATACCAAAACGGAACTAAGGGTGGTAGGCCAGTAACCAAACCAGAACCAAACAATAACCTAGAATCCAATTATAATAAACCAAGTGATAACCAAACCATAACCAAAGCAAAACCTAAGGAAAATGATAATGTAAAGGAAAATGATAATGTAAATGATAATAATAAAAAAACATTTACTCCACCTTCGGTGTCGGATGTGTCCGATTATTGCACTTTGAATGGATATGGCATTGACCCAGAGAGTTTTGTTGATTTTTATGCATCAAAGGGATGGATGGTTGGGAAAAACAAGATGAAGGACTGGAAAGCCTCGGTAAGGACCTGGGTACGAAGCCAGCGGCAGGAATCGACCGCCAAAGGCAGTAAAAATCAGTTTCACAATTTTGAACAACGAGATACCGATTATGATGCATTGATGTTAAAACAGGTAAAAGACTGGGTGGGGGAAGGAGAAAATGAAGGAAATACATAAAAAAATCCTGGTGTTTGTAAAGCAATACATGTTAGAGCATGATTATCCCCCCACAACCAGGGAAATAGGGGATGGGGTTGGCTATACGTCAAGCTCTACTATCTGGGGATATCTGCGAGATATGAAAGAGATAGGGTTGATTGATTATGTGGATGAATGCCCTAGAACTATAACAATACCCGGAATGCATTACACATGGGATACCAAGGATAACATTCAGGCAAGGGGGAATTGAATTGCCAGATAACAAAATGAAAAATCAATATAGCGAGAATTCGGAACGTCAAAGAATGGCAGCGATTAAGGAAATGGAGAAATACCCATCACCTATGACTAAAGCATTTCTTCGACCGGCATATGATAGGACTGAAATATGTCCTGATTTTTCTAGGCGTCCAAGTAATCAAAACACGTATTTAGCGGAGGAACGAGAATGAAAAAATATTTGGAAAAAGAAAAAGCAATCGACACATTAGCAAGACTGTATGAGCGCATAAAAAGAGAAGAACATGACCAGGAAGCGGCTAATGGAGTTTGGCGTGCAATGGAAGCTATTGCGGCCCTGGGCGATGCGTGGATTCCCGCTTCGGAACGGCTCCCAAAGAAACCAAAAGAAAATCCGCTATATGATAACAAGCCATTGGAGATATATTTAGTGTCTGTCAAAAATACAGACTGTGTGATTAGGGCATTTTGGAACGGAGTATCATTTACTGATGGGTGGGAAAAACTGGACGTGCTGGCCTGGATGCCATTACCGGAACCATATAAGGAGGAGAAGGAATGAAGTATGACAAAGAAAGATTTGAATGGTTGCCGTACGAAAAAAAGATGGGTTTAATAGAGCGGGAGTTAAGTCTGGAAACTCATAATGCGACAACAAGAGCGGATTTGCTCATGCTTTTGGATTGGGAATACAAAAAGATAAAGGAAGATGAAAAAAGGATTGAAGATGCGATTGCTCATTGCTATATGACCAAATTTGAATATCCAGGGATGGAAGAAGGCTTATGTGCCGGATTAAGAACCATGGATGGGGATGGAGAACCCTGTGAAATATGCAAAGAATGCCGTTTGCATTACCAGTATGATGAAATGCATAAGGAGGCAGAGGGACTGAGTGAACATAGATAAAGTAATGGAGGATATTAAAAACGGAACTATCGAACACGATTTGAAAATACTACCCGAGTATTTTGATGATGTTCAGTCTGGAAGAAAGAAATTTGAGTTGAGGAAAAACGATAGGAATTATCAGCCAGGAGATATTTTCGTACTCAGAGAGTGGAATGGAAAGTATACAGGTAGGTTTTACATAGGATCAATCGGCTATGTGCTTGAAGACTGCATAGAGCATGGATTGATTCCAGGATACTGTATTTTTTGTTGGTAAAATCGTTATTTTGAAAACTAAGAAGGTGAGAAAATGCTTGAATTGGTTCCGGTAAGTTTGAAAGAAGCAAATGCCTTTGTGGAGCGACATCATCGACACCATAAGCCCGTTGTAGGACATAAATTTTCCGTGGCGGCAGCGGAAGAAGGTGAAATCGTGGGAGTTGCCATTGTCGGACGCCCGGTGAGCCGGTACCTGGATGACGGATGGACACTGGAAGTCAACAGGTTATGTACAGATGGTACACATAATGCTTGCAGTTTCCTTTATGCTGCTGCATGGAGATCCGCCCGAAACATGGGATATAAGCGATTGGTCACTTACATACTGGACACCGAAGCAGGGACAAGCCTCACGGCAGCAGGATGGAAATGTGTCGGTGAGGCCGGGGGAAAGCGTTGGACCGGAGAGCGGCGCCCGGAGGTGGATTTATACCCGGCGCAGATGAAACTTAGGTTTGAAGTCAGTGAAAATTAACATTTACATTTGAAAAATGGTCTTGTGTTAAACTTTTCAGATATGACAATTAAAGAAGAGGGGATGGGTACAGAGTGGGAGTCAAAATACTATTTCAGAGATTGAGATGTAAACATTTAAATAAGAAATGTTTAACTAATTTTGGTGGAGATATGATTAATGTAGTTAGTAATCACAGACATATCTATCGTAGTGCATGGGAGTGTGAAAACTGTGGAAAGATCATATATAGTGAAAAGCTGGAACCAACTTGCAAAATTACTAATTGGACATTGGAGCGGTAGAAATGCAAATTTCAAGGCGAAGAGAAGGAGAATAGTATATTAACATTCAGAGGAGATAGCAAATGCGCGAATATTAGGATTTATCGGCCGACTGCTGAGTGTCGGAGAAAGAAGGGAATATGGGAAGTCAAGAATTTTTAAATATCTGTAAAGCGAAAATAGCAGCTTATTTTAATGAGCATCGTGAAAAAACAGATAATTTTGATATTACAGTAAATGATGTGTATGTGGTTTGGTATTGCAAGACCTTACAGAACCATAAGGCATTGTTGTCAACAACTGCGACTGATGGAATGTACTACGAAATGACATTTAATGGCGATATGAACGAACTGTACATGGATGCTTATAAAAAATGGCAGAACATCGGTTTTGATATGTAACATACGAAATTAACATTTGGAGGTGAAACGATGACCAGAGAAGAAATAAAAAACATGAAAGAAAATGCGCTTGCGTCCTGTACTACTTTAGATACCATGAGGGATTTTGTGGTGAGGGCATGTGACGCATTACTTGAAGATAGTGTTATGCAGTCTTATTTTAAGGTGGAGAACTGGTTATACGGAGATGGTGGAAAGAAGCCAGTAGAAATACAGAGTGCCATGTTATGGGGCGCGCTGATGGTGGCGCATCACCATGGAGACATAGACTGGGATAGAATGCGGGAGATGTACGGAGAGTTTATGAGCAAGAAAATGGACTTACGTTAGTCAGCAAAACTGACAATTTTCTAAACATAAGAAAAAACAAATTGAGGAAAAATTATATGCACAGAATAAAAACTGAGCGGTGGACACCCGCCAAGATGATTCCACCGCTCCCGTAAATACGTCTGAGTATATCATACCTTACTCAGACGTGAAAATCAATACGAATGAGGAGGATATAATTATGAGTACACAGACAATAAAAGCTGAAATAATCAACAATGTACTGGTAGCAATGTCCTTATATATCATGGAGCAGCAGACTCTTACCATTCTTCAAAATGTAATGCAGCAGGAATTAGTAAGGGTGAATATGGAGGAAATAACTACACTTCCAGCAGAAAGAAAGGATGATATAAGCCAGAGGAATCAGTACATAATACAGTTATTCCTGATAAAAAAGCGTGATTTGGCAAGAGGAACCAAAGAAAACTATCTTAACGCCATACGAAGATTGCTGACAGAGATAAGCACAAAATCACTGGACCAGATGGATACCACGGATATTGATTGGTATTTATCGCGGTATGAAATCAGAAATGTGTCCAGTGGAGGAAAGAAAAACCAGCCTAGCACCTATAATAACGAGCGCCGATTTCTGTCAGCCTTCTTTACATGGATGCGCCTTGAAAAATTAATTACAGACAATCCAGTAGAACCTATCCCAGCTAAGAAAGTACCAATTAAACCGATTGATTACTACAGTCCAGAAGAATCAGCAAGGTTAAGGGATGCGTGCAAAAATATCCGAGAGAGGGCATTGATGGAGGTATTGCGCAGTACTGGGGCCAGGATAGGGGAGATTGCGGAAATAACTCTGAACCAGATAGACATGAGAACCGGCGATATTTGGATACAGGGAGAGAAAGGCGGAAGATATCGGACTATCTATCTGGATGATGATGCGCGGCATTATTATGGACTGTATTTGGACAGCAGAAAAGATGATTGTCCATATATGTTCCCGCGCTCCAGAAAACCGTATGGAAAGATGACTACCTGTGGATTTCGGGCGATATTGAAAACCATAAGAAAGAGAACCGGCCTAACATGTCGGGTATATCCGCATAAGTCACGTAAGACGCTGGGAATGAATCTGAAAAACAGAGGAGTTGATATTGGGACCATACAGGAAATTATGGGACATGCTGACCCAGGAGTTACGGCACGTTATTATGCACAGTCTAACCCGCGCACTCTTCGTTCAGTAAGAGAAAGAGTTAATGTGTAGGAAGGAGGGCTATGAGGACCAGGGACAAGAACTATAGTGATTATGGCATTACCGATGATGAAGCCAAACGCATAAAAGAATACTGCCAGACCGCCAGCGTAGAAGATAAGCTTACATTGTTCCAGTGTGCTATATCCTCGGCTCCTGGACTGGAGGTGGAGATATACGAAAGCCTTGTAAGTAATATCGGATATGACAAGCTGAGTAAGCGAAAGAATATACCAATTAAGCGGGATGATTTTTACGGATATCAAAGAAAAACGCTGGATGAATATAGGCGGTTGATGACATTGTTTGGGAGGTGGAAAGGATGACAATTGGTCATATAAAGGCAAGCGAGTTATTACGAATTGGTGATAGCATTCGTATTCTAAGAAAAAATAAGGGATGGACGCAAAAAAAGCTTGCTATCGAAAGTGGAATTCACGAAGTACAGATTCGTAGATATGAAAATAACCATTCACTTCCCAGAGATGAACAATTGCAAAAGCTTACAAGTGCTTTGGGCGTAGAAATAGATTTTTTCACACGAATGGAGAATATACAATATGGCAGGAATCAATAATTACATAAGAATAGGAAAAAGAATGAAACAAGCAAGGATAAAAACAGGTATTTCACAAAAGGAAATGGCAATAAGACTTGGAATATCTCGTTCTTCTTACTCAAATTATGAAAATGAACATAGGGAACCAGGCATTAACTTGATATATTTATTTTGTAAAGAAGTTAGTATGACGATAGATGAATTGATACGGATGGAGTTTATGACAATTGGTAAAAACTTCAAAATGAATATTGATACTGGAAAACAGATAAAAGAAGCAAGAGTAAAAGCAAAATTAACACAAGAAAAGTTGGCACAAAAAGCAGGAATTTCTGTTTTTACCTTACAGAAATATGAATCAGGCGACCGAAATCCCAAAATTGAATCATTACAAAAAATAGCAAATGCGTTAGGTATTTCAATTACTCAACTTAAAAGTATGTAAAAATGGAGGGACGGTTTGATTGCCCTACTCATGGTAAAATTAGTATAGGACTATTATACCGCATGGGGAAAACATGATTATTAATCTATTGAAGGAATGCTGTGAAAACTGTATTCACATTGACGTAAAAGCCGAAAACATAGTTTCATCATATAGAAATATGCTGGAATCTAATGTGGTAAAATCTACGACTGCAACTATTTGGTGTTCACATATGGAAGTATGTAAAGAATACCGTGAGGCAAAAAGAAAAGATGAATCTTAATTCGATTATGAAAAAGCTTCAGCGTGCCATATTGCAGACCAGACTTGTAATCAAGATATCCACCAATCAATTCTATAGCGAGGAACAGGGGCGCATGATAACCATATGGATATTAAGCACCCCTGTGCTACAGCAGGATAAGCATGGGGAGTGGAAAACAAGGGATTATGAAATACTGCGGAGTGCATCGGGGATTGAGATTGTAAAGTGCTTGCAGGAGATATGGGAGGCGGTGAAGTGATGGAAAAAATAAAATGGATTCCTATTAATGATAAATCTCCGAATAAAGAAGGGTAGGACGTGGTTAAGTGGAACTTACACCGAAGCAGAAATCGTTTGCAGATTATTACATAGAGTGCGGGAAAGTAACTGAAGCTGCTGTCAAAGCTGGATATAGCAAAAAGACAGCAGCAAAAATAGGCAGCGAAAACTTGAAGAAACCAGACGTTTCTGCTTATATAGCTCAACGCCAATCACAAATTGACTCCGAACGCATATGCTCTATTAAAGAAATACAAGAGTTTCGTAGTAGGATTGTAAGAGGAGAAGAAAAGGACCAGTTTGACCTTGATGTAGCAACGATAGATAAGCTTAAGGCTGCAAGTGACCTGGAAAAAGCATTACGAATAAAAGAGGCCGAGGATGAACGTAAAAAACAGGAAGAAGCAGCAAGAAATGCAAAAAATTATCATCTTGATTTACATAATATACCGGATAACTTTCATCCTACTGTTAGAAAAATAAGAAACCAAGAATACACAGAATTTACTTTTAAGGGTGGACGTGGAGGAGCCAAATCATCAGTAATCGCAATGATGATTATTGAGATTTTAAAGAATAATCACGATGTTCACGCGCTTGTATGCCGTAAGGTATATGGAACTATAAAGGATAGTGTATATGCAAAAATAAAGTGGGCTATACAGAAGCAAGGGCTTGATGCAGAATTTAATTCTACAGTTAGCCCGTATGAAATTACACTTAAGTCCACAAAACAAAAAATATATTTTCGTGGTGCAGACGACCCTACAAAGATAAAATCAATTACGCCAGAATTTGGATATATTGGCTGTCTGTGGCTAGAAGAATTAGACCAATTTGACGGACCGGAAGAAATGAGAAGTATTCGACAGTCTGCCTTAAGAGGTGGAAAACTTGGATTTATGTTTGAATCATTTAATCCTCCAATTAGTAAATCAAATTGGGCTAATAACTATGCAGCGGAACCAAAGGAAAACAGGATTGTACATCACAGTACATATTTAAGTGTGCCGAAGGACTGGCTTGAAAAGCCGTTTATAGAAGAAGCAGAGCATCTTAAAGAAGCAAAGCCAGAAGCATATAAACATGAATATCTTGGGATACCTATTGGACTTGGAACAGAGATATTTAAGTATTTAGAAATAAGAACCATAACAGACGAAGAAATTAAAAGGCAAGAAAAGATATACCAAGGACAAGACTGGGGATGGGAGCCAGACCCAAAAGCCTTTATACGATGTTCATATAGTCATGCAACAGAAAAAATTATGCTCATTGACGAAATGGGAGGTCCGCTTATTCGTGTGTCAGAAATGGCGCAAAAGATTTTAGATGCAGGATATGATGATTATACCATTTACTGTGGAGCTGATGAAAAAGAACATACAAATGATTTTAGGGATGCAGGATTACCCGCCAGAATGGCTATCGTAGGACCTGGAAGTGTAAGGCGCACATTTGAATGGCTACAATGCAGAACTATTGTTATAGACCCTGCAAGAACGCCAAAAGCGTATAAAGAATTTGTGGAATATGAACATGATGTGGATAAAAACGGAGAAGCAATTGACAATTACCCAGACCACAATAATCACTGGATTGACGCTCTCCGCTATGCTACAAGCCCATTATCAATGAGAAGGGGAAACAGCGCATGACAGAATATAGCAAAAAGCGAATAGGACAATTTCTAAAAAAGTATGTTGATATTTCCCCTGGTCATTCATACACAGAAGAATGTGTTATACGGCAAGGAATAAATGAACTAACATCAAACTGCGTCTATACACCTAAAGGATTGCAGAGACAGATATTAAAGGAACAATCGGTATTGTTGCCTTTAAGCTATATTGAAAATTGTGCAAAATACAGGTGAGTAAATGGGACTAATAACATGGGCTAAAAAGGTGATAGGAATGATATTCAAGCGACAGGCAGAAGAAGATTTTAATGTTGAATCGGTGGTATCCCCGGAGATGGAAAGCAAGATTGCAGAGTGCGCCAATATCTACCGGGGTACTCCCTATTGGGTAAATGCTGACGATAACGTTAAGACAATCAATTTTGCAAAGGCTATATGCTCGGAGACGGCCCGGCTTGCTACCCTGGCAATCGGAATACAGATTGATGGGAACGCGCGGGCGGCGTGGCTCCAGGAGCAGATTGACAAAACATATTTCCAGATTCGCCACTGGGTAGAGTATGGTATGGCCTACGGCACAATCATCCTTAAACCAAATGGTAAGGGCCTGGACATATTTACACCGCAAGATTTTATTGTTACTGACTGTGACAATGAAGGTATCTATGGAATTGTGTTCAAGGATAGCTACAGCGAAAATGATAAGTATTATACTCGGTTTGAGTATCATCGGTTTGCCGAAGTCAAAGATGGGGAGAACACCTATTACCCATATTACATATCCAATAGAGCTTATGTGTCTCACTCTGCAAAAAGTGTGGGGGACCCGATAGCATTAAACAGGACTAAGTGGTCCGACTTGCTTCCAGAGACACCGCCCATACTTAAGGCCAATAATGAGAAAATAGACGGTCCCATGTTTGGCATACTACGCACTCCACAGGCTAATAATTTGGATATTTCATCACCTTTAGGATTGCCAATATATGCCGAGGCCATAGAGGAATTAAAGGACCTTGATGTGGCATATAGTCGGAATGTGGGTGAAATATTTGACAGTGAGAAAATCATATTGGCAGATGACCAGCTAATGTTTGGAAGCGGTACAAACATTAAAGGCCGTTATGCTGGTATGAAGAATGAAAAACTTCCTCATTATGTGAGAAATGTGTTTGGGAATGGACAGGAATCATTTTATCAGGAGATTGTCCCATCATTAAACACTGATACCAGAATTACAGGTATTAATAATCTTCTTTCATTTATTGGATTTAAATGTGGATATTCTAATGGATATTTTGTGCTTGATGAAAAAACAGGTATGGTCACAGCAACACAGGTAGAAGCTGACGACCGCCGAACTATCCAGTTAATCAAGGATGTGCGCGACAAACTGGAAAGCTGTCTTGACGGGGCAATATATGCGCTTAATGTATATGCGGACCTGTACGGACTGGCACCAGTCGGAAACTACGAAATCACATATGATTTTGGGGACATTACATACAACCGTGAGGAGGACCGGGCAAGATGGTGGCAGTATGTTGTGCAGGGAAAGGTGCCGGCCTGGATGTATTTTAAAAAGTTTGAGGGATTATCTGAAGAAGATGCAAAGGCTATGGTGCAGGAAGCTCTTCCAAAGGATAAGCCGAGAATGTTTGAGGAGGAATAGTATTGTTTAAAAAGAAAGCATTTTTATATACATACAAAAACATAAGAACAGGAAAAGATGAAAAGCTCATAATAATGGCCAAAAGTGAATGCGAAGCACATCATAAGTTTCTAAATAAGAAAGTTAGGTGCCTTATTGATATGGAGAAAGGATATGAGCGTGAACAAATAAGATGTTAAGTCCTAATTACTTACAGCATATAGCTGATGGTTCCGAAGAAATAGCCTCCCAGCTTCATACCTACATTATCCGTCAGATAATAGACCGCATGATGATACGCATAGGCCGCGGCGATGATTACCTGCTCACCTCCTCTGACCGATGGCGAATACAGATATTGCAGGATGCAGGATATCTGCTGGAGGACATAACGGCAGAGTTATCCCAAATCACTAATCGACAGGAAAAAGAAATCAAGGCCGCAATGGAAGAAGCGGGAGTCAAGGCCCTGGAATACGACCATAAAATATATGAAGCTGCTGGTTTATCTCCAATTCCTCTTACTCAATCTCCGCAGCTTATCCGACTGATGGAACGAAACATGGATGCAACAATGGGAGAGTGGGAAAACTATACTAGGACCACAGCAGAAGCCGCACAAAGGCTTTTTATAAACGAATGTGATAATGCATACCACCTTGTATCTTCTGGGGCTGTATCGTACACACAGGCCGTCAAAGGGGCAGTTAATAATGTGGTATCGGGCGGAGTGATAGTACATTATCCTTCGGGCCACAAAGATACCATAGAGACCGCTACAGCGCGTGCAGTACGTACCGGAGTGGCCCAGGCTACAGGTGATATATCTATTAAGCGCATGGAGGAAATGGACTGGGATATCATACTGGTGTCGGCGCACATCGGGGCCAGAACTGGAGACGGTGGGCAGAATCCAAGCAATCATTTATGGTGGCAAGGGCAGTTTTATAGCAGGACTGGAAAGGATAAGCGCTTTCCTCCATTTTCCCAGACTGGATACGGAACAGGTGAAGGGTTATGTGGATGGAACTGCCGTCACTCATTCGGAAGCGGTGATGGGGTAAACAATCCATACAAAGACATCCAAACCGCAGACAATTACAAGGTTGAGCAGCTGGAGAAGCGGCAGCGAACGCTTGAACGGCGCATCAGAAAGACAAAACGCGAGGTCATGGGGATGCAGGAGGCCGTGGATAAATGCAAGGACGAATCAGTTAAATTTGAAATGCAGTTAGACCTTGACCGCAAGTCGTATCTGTTACAGCAGCAGAATAAGGCATATAACGAATTTTGTAAAACGAACGACTTGCGCACCCAGCAGGAACGGCTACAGATTGCCAGATGGAACCGGGAGCAGGCGGCAAAGGCCAGGGGAGCAGCGCGGCGGTATCAGAATGCGAAAGGGGAATGAATTTGAATAGATGGAAACCATATAACCCTAACCCAGTCCGTAATCAACGTGTAGGTGACTGCGCCATACGTGCAATCTGCAAAGCAACTGGACAGGATTGGGAAACCTCATTTGCTGGTGTTATGGTGGTGGCATGCGAGAAGTCAGATATGCCGTCAGCTAACAGCGTTTGGGGGACATATCTCAGGCGCAACGGATTCCGGCGAAACATTATACCAAACGAATATCCAGAAGATTATACTGTGGAAGAATTTGCGGCAGACCACCAGCACGGAGTGTTTGTTCTTGGCCTTGATGGTCATGTGGTAACGGTTGCGGACGGATTTTACTGGGACACATGGGATAGCGGTCAAGAAATACCAATATACTACTGGGAAAGGCGATAATTTATGGAAACATTAAACTCTATTATGGTTGTATGCGGTTGGCTTATTACTCTTGGAGGCGCAGGAACCGTAATATATAAATTGTTTCACCCGGCATTTAAGCTAAAAAACAGAGTGGATAAATTAGAAATAAATGTGGAAAAGGATTATAAATCTATCCAAGAAATAAGAGATATGCAATCTCTTTTATGCCAGGGAATGATAGCATTAATTGATAATCGTATAACCGGTAACAACATAGAGGGTTTAAAAAAAACAAAAGAAGCTATGATAAAGCATTTGTCAGAGGGTATTTAAGGAGCGTTGCTTTGAAGGTATATGACTTTACAGTGCCAGAACTAAATTATTTTCGTACATATTGTAACTTTACGGATGAAGAACGGGCGCTGTTTGAGTACCGGGCTAAAAATTATCCTTTGGAATATTGCGCTGAACTAATGAATGTAAGTGTATCCACAGCCAAGAGATTGAGCCGAAAAGTCAACAATAAAATAATTAGAGTATGCTGATACTTGCATGATACTTTTATAAGTCTTTGACGAACTGTCAGAGGCTTATTTTTTATGGGATAATTGGATTATAAAAGAACGGAGGGGATATAATGCCGCAACCATTTATCAATCCAAACTATCTGAATACATATCCAAATGCATACCCATATCAGCCGCAGATGCAACCACCTATGGACCGATTGCAGCAGCTACAGGCACCATATCAGATGCAACAGCAGACGCAAGTTCCGCAGGTTCCTCAGACGAATCAGGGTATCTTATGGGTACAGGGAGAGGCCGGGGCAAAGTCATATTTAGTAGCGCCCAGCACATCTATATTGCTGATGGATAGCGAAAATGAGTATTTTTATATTAAGACAACCGATGCGGCAGGAATGCCAACGCTTCGCACTTTTGAATATAAAGAGATTGTCAATGGTCAGAAAAAAGAATCTGTACCGGCTGAAAATCTGGATGAAAAGTATGTTACCAGAAACGAGTATCAGGATTTAAAGGCAAAATATGATGAATTGTACGGCCTTTTAGAATCCAGCACAGCGCCAAGCGGAAAGGGGAAATAATATATGAATCCATTGTTTAGCATGTTGGGCGGCGGCTCACCAATGGGCGGAATGATGCCTGGAATGGGTGGGGGAAACAACCCAATGCAGATGATTCAGAAGTTTATGGAATTTAAAAACAATTTCAAAGGGAATCCCCAAGAAGAAGTACAGAAGATGCTACAGTCCGGGCAGATTACCCAGCAGCAGTTAGACCAAGCCCAGCAGATGGCACAGCAGTTTCAGCAGATGCTTGGAGGCATGAAAAAATAGTACATAAATCAATGCGCATGATTTTGTAAATAAATTTAAAGGAGTAAATATTTATGGAAAGTGGTTACTCTTTAGCGGACATTGCAGCCGCTACAGGAAACGGAAATAACAGAAATGGTGACGGTATGTGGGGCGATTGGATTTGGATTATCGTTCTCTTCCTGTTCGCCGGGGGAGGCTGGGGCAATGGCTTCGGCGGCAACGGTGCAAATGGAGCGGGACTCCAGGGTCTTGCTACCAGAGCAGATATCAATGAGGGCTTTGCTTTGAACGGTATAGAAAACGGAATTAGGGGTATCCAGCAGGGTATCTGTGACAGCACATACGCGCTGAACAACACTATCACCAGCGGATTCAACGGTGTTGACCGCAGCTTATGCCAGATGGGCTATCAGCTCCAGGATTGCTGCTGCCAGACACAGCGCGCAATTGACGGCGTAAACTACAATCTGGCAACACAATCATGTGATACCAGAAATACAATCCAGAACGCCACAAGGGATTTACTGGATAACAACAACAGCAACACCAGGGCTATCCTTGACTTCTTAACCCAGGACAAGATTTCCAGTCTCCAGGCAGAAAATCAGACCCTTAGGTTCCAGGCAAGCCAGACTGCCCAGAACGGCTTTATTGATGCAGTGGGTAACACCATCGTTGCACAGCTTCGTCAGCCGCAGCCTGTACCGGCTTATACGGTTCCAGCGCCATATCCATACGCATCTAACTGCGGTTGTGGATGCAATACTGGATGCGGATGCTAAATCGAAACGAGCAGTTTTATGATAATCTTGCTTTGTATGCAACTGCATTGCAAATGATAGATTTGCTTTTGCTTGTTAGCGATGTGTCAAATAATGATATTATGGAAGCACTACAACAGCAGAATAAGGAGTACATGGAGAAGATTATCGACCAAAACAACCGTATATTGCGTATCTTGTCCGAAAAGGACATGTCTACTGAATAGTAGTATTACACACATGGAGGGGTAGGCACAGGCTTGCCCTTCTGTGCATATAAGGAGGATTTTATTATGGCAGATTTTGTAACTGCTGGCACACAGACTGTTGAAGTCAATGGAAGTGTACTGTTTGCGGCAAACCGGGTATATTCCTGTAATTGCCCAAATATAAGGCATGAGCCACTTTCTGGAAGAGTGGTTTTACTTCCTGGCCTGTACCGTGTAGGCTTTAACGGAAACTTTTCCGCAGCTGCGGCAGGAGATGTAATTTTTGAAATACAGCAGGACGGCGAAGGCATTCCTGGTGCAAGAATCCAGAACACAGTTGCCGCTGGCGCAACAATCAATGGAGCAGCAACTGTAGAAGTACGAGTGTGCAAGCCATGTTGTGCTACCTTATCGGTAAAAAACGTTGGAGCCACAGCGGCGACAGTATCAGACGCTAACCTTGTTGTTAGCAGAATAGGTTAAGGGGGTAAGGCTATGAGTTATAAGATGATGCAGAATATCCACGAAGAACTGGATAAGATTGCGGAAAAGGGCCTGAATACCAACAACCTCGAAACCGCATACAAACTGATTGACATGTGGAAAGACATGGAGAATGTAGAGTACTGGAAATGCAAGGAAGAGTACTACAATCAGGTAATGGATGAAATGGACGGTGGAGAGTACAGCGAAGCACGCCGCAAGCGTGACAGCATGGGACGTTATAGCCGTGCTGATGGAATGTCACAGGACTATGATAATGACAGCTCATATCGCGGCACACGCGGAAAACATTACGTCAGAGGACACTACAGCCGTGCGACCGGTCCGGCCTATGATGACTACATGAATCAGAAGCAGAGCTACAGAAGTGGTGAAAAAGATGAAGATTGCAAGCGGCGTATGCTTGCGGCACTTGAACATCACATGGATGAATTAACCGAGGAACTGGGCGAGATGAGCCGTGACGCTGAGTGCAGAGAGGAAAGGGAGGTCATGAAACGCTATATAGAAAAACTGCGTAACATGATGTAA